GTCAATAACACAACAGACATCAATGGTGCTGTTGGCGATATTGGTACACAATCAATCACATTTACTGCTAACTCAACAGTTGCAGTAGCCACAACAGGTACTTTCTAAACAACTAAACAAAGGGGCAAAGCATGGCAAAGTTAAAAGTAACAAGGGCAGATGGATCAGTTGGGGAATACCCAATCACTCCATTGGTGCAGTATGGTTTTGAGATTTACGCTAAGAAGGGCTTTCATAAGGCGTTCATCGAAGATCAGAAGCAAAGCGATATCTTCTGGCTTGCCTGGGAATGTATCCGCCGTTCGGGTGAAACTGTTAAGCCATTCGGAGAGCAATTCATTGAAACCTTGACAACTGTCGAGGTACTAGATGATGACCCTTTGGCTTAGGGCGCGACTCGATCACCTATCTGATTGCTAAATTAAGTGTCAGACTCGGGATCGCGCCACAACAACTTTTAGAAATAGATGAAGTAATGCTGAGAAACTTACTTAAAGTTCTTCAGGAAGATGCAAAGGAGATAGCAAATGCCAGCCGTAGAACTAAGAGGTAACTCTGATCTACGCAAAGCATTGCGCCAGTTCGCTCCTGATTTAGACAAAGAATTAAAAGCAGAATTGCGTAAAGCACTATCTCCTGTTGTTCGCAAAGCTCGTGGATATGTTGAAAGCAATGCCATGACTAACTGGACAGATTCTTCATCAGAAGGTGCAACATTTCCTAAATACAATGCAACCTTAATAAGCAAGGGCATTGGCTTTTCTACAGGCGTTACAAAGAGAAATAAAAATGGTTTTACTAGCATGGCAAAGATTTACAACAGAACTGCTGCTGGTGCTATTTATGAACAAGCTGGCGTAAAGAACCCACAAGGTCAGCAATGGGTTGGCCCTAAAGGGCCTCGTGGATCAAAGTATTCTCACTCCAACAATCCTAAAGCTGGTGAGCAATTTATTAACAATCTTCCGCCTATTGTGTCTAGCCTTAAAGGTCGCGGTCGTTTAATCTATCGCGCATGGGCTGAATCAAAAGGCGTAGCCGAAGGCGCAGCAATGAAGGCTATTGATAAAGCAACAACGGCGTTCATGGCTAGAAGCAAAAAAACAACACTTAGGAGAGTAGCCTAATGGCATTACCAGAGATTTTTTTAGGCTCTAAGTTTGATGCCAAAGGATTTAAGCAAGCCGAAAGTGCTGTAGGCAAGTTAAACAAAAGTGTTAAAAACCTAGCCGGAACATTTGGACTTGCGCTTGGTGGAGCAGCTTTAATTAGTTATAGCAAAAAAGCAATCAAAGCCTTTGCAGATGACGAAAAAGCTGCTCGTTCCCTTGCTCTTGCTCTAGCCAATACAGGCAATGCTTTTGCTGCCATTGGTGTAGAAAAGTTTATTGGTGACTTACAGCGCACCACAGGCGTACTCGATGATGATCTAAGACCTGCTTTTCAGACTCTGCTTACAGCATCTGGTGATGTAGCAAAATCCCAAAAAGGTTTAGCACTTGCATTAGACATAAGCGCGGCTACAGGCAAAGATTTAGGTTCAGTTTCTGCTGCATTGGCTAAAGGCTTTTCAGGGCAGACCACAGCGCTTAGCCGTTTAGGTGCAGGGTTATCTAAAGCAACTCTTGCATCTGGCGACATGGATAAAATCATGGCCGAACTTAACGATAAGTTCTCAGGTCAAGCAGCTTCATCGGTTCAGGGTTATTCTGGTCAGATTGCTTTGCTCAATGTCGCACTTGCTAATTCAGCAGAGATTATTGGCAAAGACCTTCTTGATTCAATCAATTTAGTTTCAGGTGCTAACGGCATTGGCAAGACAACTTCTGCCATTGAAAACATGGCTACAAGTATTGGTAACGCAACCTATGGAATTGCATCTTTAATCAACAGATTGAAGGGTGTCTATCAAGATACATTTATCGGCGATGTCTTTGGCTTGGTTGGCAAATTACCAAATCTCAGCACCTTTGGAGCAACCGCAAAGGCTCGCTCAGCAGGCACACCTGCCCAATCACCTGGACAACGCAAGGCAATCGATAAAGCCAATGCCGATGCCCTTAGATTGGCTAAGTCCAAGAATGAACTTTCTAAGATAGATAACGCTAATACAACCCGTAAGTTAGCCCTTACAGGCGACCAGTTAGCCCTTCAAGAGTTAGAAAAAAAGTTTGATGTGGATCGAATCAATTTATTTGCAGCTCTTAACCAAGCCACAGATGAAGAAACAAAGATGCGCCTAAAGTCTTTGATTGCCATTAAGGATCAAGATGCGGCTCTCGCTGGACAGATTAAGGCAACACTCAATGCTGCAACTGCAATGGAAGATTTCGGCAAAGCGGCTTATGGGGTACTTAACAGCTTCCTCAACTTTGGTCAATTTGCAATGGGAGAGCGTGACACATTACGCGCTATGGGAATCGGTGTAGTGCCAGAGAATGCAGGCGGCATCAATCCACCTAACTATGGCGCATTAGATACGCCACTTAATGCAGGCTCTTTTGCCATCGGTGAGCGCGATACCCTTCGAGCAATGGGCATAGGCACAACAGTCAATCTAACTGTTCAAGGCTCAGTCACAACAGAGCGCGATTTAGTGTCAGCAATTACTCAAGGTATTTACAATAATCAGGCTTCTGGTATTCCGATTAACTATAGTACGGCGTACTAATGGCATTACCAGCAACCCTTTCAGTCAAGATAAATCTATCGGGCGGAGCATCATTCGGTAATCCATTTATCTTGGGTACTTCACAGTTAGGCTTTGCTGAGCTTGCTTCTGCTATTCCTGTAATCGTCGATGTTTCTTCACAGACTCTTAACATCTCAACTCGTAGAGGTCGCAACCTTTTACAAGATCAATACGAGGCAGGGTCAGCGACTATCAGAATCGTTGATCCTAATGGTGACTTTAACCCACAGAACACAGCTAGTCCTTACTTTGGGCTATTACAGCCACTGAGAAAAATACAGGCATCTGCTATTTATGGCGGGGTAACCTATGGCCTATTCGGCGGCTATATCACAGAGTTTCGATACACCTATCCAACAGGGCAAGAAACAGGATATTGCACGTTTATCTGCTATGACGCTTTCCGCTTAATGTATAACTCGAATGTCACAACAGTTACAGGTGGCACAGCAGGTCAGACCACTGCACAGCGCGTTCAATCTATCCTGACAATGATTGCCTGGCCGCCTGCCTTTACCAGCATTGGCACAGGCGCTACAACTTGCGTGGCAGACCCCGGCACAACTCGCACAGTCCTAGAAGCCATCCAGACTGCTGAGTTCACCGAGCAGGGTGCGTTCTACATTAACGAGAACGGAGTGGCAACCTTTAAGGGCAGACAATTCGTAGTAGATGCCCAAGCTGCTAGCCCTACAGTATTTAATCAAACAGGCACAGGAATTAACTATGCAGGAATTACCTTTGCACTCGATGACAAGACAATCGTAAACAAGGCAACTGTGACCCGTATTGGTGGCACAGCACAGACTTACTCAGATGCGACATCTATTGCCCAATACTTCACACGATCTATTACAGCTACAGATATGCTCATGCAGACAGATGCCAATGCCCTAGCCCTAGCAACTGCTTATGTCGATAGCCGCAAAGAAACTTCTATCCGCATTGAAACAATTACTTTAGACTTGGTTACTCCTAACTACTCAGCAGGTGTTACAGCAGGATTAAGTCTGGAGTTCTTTGACACAGTAGACATCACCAATGAGCAACCTGGTGGATCAACTATCCAAAAGAAGCTACAGATTCAGGGCATAGCCCACACAATCACCCCTAACACATGGGTGACCACTTTTGCTACGCAGGAGCCTTTACTCGATGTTATGTACTAGAATTGACCCTATGAAAGAGGTGTGCTAATGGCTGTCGGACTTCCACTAAAAACGACCTATGCAAATGGAGATGTCTATTCCGCATCGGATGTCAATGATACTAATGGCACAATCAACATTACTGCTGCGCCTTATGCTGCTGGCAAAAACAAGATTATTAACGGTGACTTTAGTGTAAATGCAAGAGCATTTACTAGCACATCAACATCTGCGACTTATGGATTTGATAGATGGCGTTGGGAGTTTAGTTCAGGAACAAATACATATTCTAGTCAAGCATTTACAGCAGGAACAGCACCAGTTTCAGGTTATGAAGGAACAAACTTTGCAAGAATAGCAACAACAGGTCAATCTGCCACAAATGCTTATACTGCTTTTAATCAAAGAATGGAAGATGTTCGTACATTTGCAGGTCAAACTGTGACTGTTTCATTTTGGGCAAAAGCAAATTCTGGAACACCGAAGGTTTCATTAGAAATAATTCAAGTTTTTGGAATTGGTGGAAGTGGTGATGTAAATACCCAAGCATCGTCAGCATTTACTTTATCAACTTCTTGGCAAAGATTTTCAACAACCATCGCCATTCCTTCTATAAGCGGTAAAACTATTGGAGCAAATAGTTTCTTAGGACTTTTTATTTGGACAAGTGCTGGAAGTGATTTCAATTCCCGAACAAACTCTATTGGCGTACAAAACGCAACAATTGATTTTTGGGGCGTACAAGTAGAAAATGGCTCAACAGCCACAGCCTTCCAAACTGCAACGGGAAATATTGAAGGTGAATTGGCTGCTTGCCAAAGGTATTTTCAAGTAATTTGTGATGGTGCTTACGAAGGCGGCATGCAAATCGGTTCAGGTGTTTTCTACAATTCAACAGTCGCAGAAGTACCAGTTAGATTTCCTGTTCAATTAAGAGGAACACCTAGCATGACTTTTAGCGCAGTTGGAGATTTCAGAATTACGCAAGGTGGTAGCACTTATCGAACTGTTACTGCTTTGACTACTTACAATCAAACACCATTAAGCATAAACATTAGCCCAACAGCATCAACTTCTACTGCTACTGCTGGTGCTGCAACATTGTTCACTGCAAATAACACATCAGCCAAGTTATACATGAGCGCGGAGTTATAAAAATGAGATACGAAACTTTTGAGAGCGAAAGAGGCAATTCCATCATTCGTTACAATGATGATGACTCCATAACAATCATCCCATTAGATGAAAGCAACTCTGATTATCAAGAATATCTAAAGAGTCTTAATGAAGCCTCTACTCTGTAAAGCAGGGCAACAACTTCGTGAGCAGATTGATGATTCATTTCCTGACCGCGACAGAAAGTCTGATGGTTGGATAGGCGATGCCAAGCACTCCAATCGTAAGAGTGACCACAATCCCGATCCGTCTAACGGAATCGTCAGGGCTATTGATGTGGATAAGGACTTCGACTCACGCCCCAGCACAGGTGCTTATCTTGCCGACCAAATACGCCTATGTGCCAAAAAGGACAAACGAATCTCCTATGTCATATTCGCCGGAAAGATTGCCTCAGCTAAGTCACTTTGGTTTTGGAAGTCTTACTCTGGCGTTAATCGCCACGATGCACATATCCATATTAGCTTTAGTAAAAAAGGCGACCAAAACGGTAGCTGGTTTGATATCCCGATGCTAGGAGCAGATAGATGAAAGACTTTAAGACAGCAGCAGGCTCATGGGCAAGAGCATTTTTAGTGGCAGTTCTATCCCTTGCAGCAGCTGGTATTACTGATCCAAAGGCGTTAATCGCTGCCGGACTTTCATCATGCTTGCCACCAATTATTCGTTGGTTAAACCCTAACGATTTGAGCATGGGCATTAAAAACTAATGAGCGCCCTTAACTGGGCAGCTTTAGCAGTTGCAGTTATCTCTATCGTCACAGCCTTTGTTGGTTCAATCCGCTGGCTTGTGAAGCATTACTTGAATGAATTAAAACCTAACGGTGGTTCATCAATGAATGACAGATTGAATCGACTTGAAGGGCGTGTCGAAACAATAATTTCTTTATTGGAGAGGTGACACTTATCTCATGGCAAGAAAAGCAACTAAGAAGCTAGTGGATGAAGGCTATTCCAAACTAGATGCGTGGGCTATCGGCGTACATGAAATGTATCGCTCTTTACGCAGAGCAGGTTTCACAGTTGATTTGGCACTTGCCATCATAGTTGAGAAGAACAGTTATCCAGATTGGATACTGCCATCCCCAATTAACCCAAATATCCCAGAGCCAGACTGGTATGACGATGAGGATGAATGAAAAGAACATTGGTTTGGCCAGATTTGCAATGTCCCTACGAGGATGCACATCTTGTACGAAACTTTGAACTATTTGCAAAAGCGTTTAAGCACGATTCTGTCGTTACTATTGGAGATGAAATCGATCTCCCACAAATATCCCGATGGACAGAGAACACACCAGGCTGGTACGAGCAGACACTAGCTGATGACCGCGACCACACAGTCGATGTGTTGTGGCGTTTAACTCAATACGCTAAGGAAGCACACTCTGTGCGTAGCAACCATACGGATCGCTTGTATAACGTCATTATGAAAAAGATTCCAGCGTTTCTATCTTTGCCAGAGTTGCGCTTTGAAAAGTTTATGCAGCTCGATGAACTAGGTATTCAGTTTCACAAAGAGGCTTACCCCATCGCTCGTGGCTGGATAGCCGTTCATGGTGATTTAGGTGGGCTTAATCCGAATCCAGGAATGAGCGCATTGAACCAAGCCAAGAAGGCAGGGGTTTCAACTATTATGGGTCACACGCATCGTGCTGGTAGGAGTGCCGTTTCTGAGGCCTACAATGGCTCTGTGAGGCGTGTACTGCATGGAGTTGAGGTAGGACATGCAATGAACGTAAAGGCCGCCAAATACGTTTCTATGCCCAATTGGCAGCAAGCCTTCGCTATTGTCACCGAGATAGGCAAGAATGTCCAAGTGGACTTAATCTACGTTGAGAAGGATGGTACTTTCGTTGTGTCAGGTAAGAGATATGGGCGCGCTCGTTAACGACGTGCGAACAGACATAGATGATCAGATGGATGCGTCAGAATTATTGCCGTTTCGTCATTGAAATGTACTTGACGTACCCCAATTAAATGCGACACTAATCCTGTACCCAATCAAGGGCATTGGGGCAGTTAGGGCAAATGATG